TGTGGCCGTAGCATTGTTTGGCCCAGTAAGCGTTGTAGATACAGCATACCCAGACGTATCAATGCCCGTGATCGTAAAAGTCGCCGTGCTGATGTTGCCCGTTGATGTGATCGTAAGCGTCCGTTGAATACCGGGCGCTACAGTCACCGCAAAGGGCGTTACACCAGCGTTAAAATTAGACAGCGAACCATTAAGAACAAGAGACTGATCTGTAGCCGTGGTCGTTTGCGTAGCGCAAACGCCGTTAGCCGTTTGCGTGGGGAAGCTGAATATTACTGGGCGCATTTTCTACTCCAAGAGAGGGATCATGGCCGTTTGTTAATGGGAGTGGCCCTCCCAACACAGCATTATAAATAGCATGTTCCCCACCCATACCCATAACCGGCTGCGGGGCAGCAATCGGTTGGATAACAGACGGGCTGGCGACCTGGATCACTTGGAACTGAGCGGCCAGTTTAGGCGGGTTACGAATACGTTCTTCGTGAGCCAAAATCTGCTGTGCAGTCATAATCTTTCCGCCCATACCCGGCGGGTGATTCGGGTCAACAAACCAGCCGTAGGGCTGCTGCTTGTTATACATATCCATCAGGGTCGAGTTTTGGGCGACAGCGAAACGAACGCCGCGCTGAGTGCCGATGCCCATGTAAAACTCGCAACACGCACGGCCAGACTCAGCCAAATGCACATCAGGGTACGAGAAGTCACAGCCAAACAAGCCGATTTCGTTGAAGCCGTCAGCCAAGGCCAACGCAATCGCATAAGAAACGCTGGTGTTGAAATAGGTGATGCCGCCAAACGAAGCCATAACCCGAGCGAACGGGTAAACGACATGGTTGGAATAGCGAGGGTGCGGCCACGATGTATAGAACGGGGTGTTGTCCTTCAGCGCGTATTCGCACATATCGCGTACAACGGGGTGTCCCAAGTACGGATGAACAGGGTCAACGTGGATAATACGGTCGCAGCGAATCTGTGCGCCCATATAGTTAATGCACCACGTTTCAGCGTTTTGCAGGATTTCAGGGCGGCTTTCCATAAGCTGCGCCTGGAAGAAGTCGGAGCGGCTCGAACCCATAGCAATAATGTTGACCGCCTTACGAGCCGGGGCGTGCATGATCGCTGTAGGTGCTGCTTGAGCTAGATGTGATTCTGTCACGGGTTACTTCCTTGCCTAGTTACCGTCAATAAGAACGCCGGGGCATGACGGCCACACCCCGGCGCTTAACATTAGCCAGAATACGGCGTTACGCCATAGCTGTTTTCTTTGGTATCGCTACCAGCCGCAATCCCGTCATTCGGAGTCACAAACTGGAAGGTGACGTACCTAGAGCCGTTGGCCAGAACAGCCGTGGCGAGAGCAACCGTGCCACGGACATCAGCCGTAGTTGCGGTCGCAACGCCCGTAGCGGCCAGACCAGCGGTGTAGGTCGGAGGAATCGTTGCCGAGCCACCGTTAATGTAGGCACCAAGAGCCTCGCCCACGTTTACAAGACGGAACGGCAGACCATAGGTATCCGAGTTACCAATCGCCAGCGGGCCAGTGGCCGCACCATTCGAAGAGGCGGTGGTGACGGTCTTAAACGCCGAGAGAGTAGTAACAAAAGAACCGTTGTTGCCGAACGTATTGCCGGTCGGTCCAAGTACAGACGCAGTAAGCGGTGCGCCATACGCATCCGTGCCCTGGAAGGTAAATGTCGTCGTAGACATATTGCTTGAGGCTGTAACGGCCACACAACGCGGAACGTCAAAGGTAGCAACGCCGCCGCTAACCAACGCGCCTGTGCCGGTCAACGTGCCTGCAATGGCAGACGACGCATAAAACACGCCGCTGGCCAAAGAGGTAGAAGCCGTACCGACCTGATAAACGAGAGTCTGGGTCAGCGGGACGCCATAGATTTCGTCTTCTGCGTATCCAGTAGACGGGACGGAATTGCGGTTATAAACCGCGCGCCCCATTTTAATGCTGTCAAAGAAAGTTGTCATAACGACGCCTCACTGTTTTGTTGTGAAAAGGGCCACCGCAGCCTTGGCGGCACGATGGCCCTATTCTCTATTTAGCCTTCGGGGCTATTAGGTAGCGCCCGAGCTACCAAACGCACCGCGCGGGTTAGACCAACCGAACGAATAACGCTCGATAGCCTTGGCCAGCAGGTTGTCGCTGGTAAAGTCAGTGAACACATCAGTTTCAAGAGCTTCACGAACGTAGTGCTTCAGACCATTCGGCGCGTCGGTCATGAGGAACCAGCCGTTAGTGTCGGTCAAGAAGTGATTGACGCGATAACCCTGCGGCACGGCACCAATGTTGTAGATCGCATTGATGTCGTTGTTCGCGGTGCCGGTACGGAACTGCGAGTGCAGGATACGGTCAGCCGTGAACTGAAGCTGCGGCGGAACGACCAGCTTGGTCGGCTTCGTCATCGTGATGAGGCCAGCCTGATCGCGGAACTGCGAGATGGTTACGATAGCGTCTTGCAGAGACGCTTCGTTCAAGTCCACCTGCACACTCGGCGTGTTGGCGAACGTGCCCGAATCAATCGGATGCGCGGTCGAGAAGAGAGGCTGACCGTCACCGCCGGGGAACGAGGCAGAGAAGCCGTTGTTCAGAACCGAAGCGCCGTTGACTTCTTTGCTTTGCAGCATCGAATTGCGGAGCGACTGAGCCTGAAGCGGGAACTGCGACTCATACAGGTTATCCTTCATCGCCTGACGGGTGATGATGAAGCCAACGCTGGTGTAGCGGTGGTAGTAGGTCGAGATAACGCGCTGTCCCATATCTTGGAACTGCGTAGGTGCGCCTTCACCCTTGGTCGATGCGAGGCCAAGCAGCTTCATTTCGACTTCGATTTCGACTGCTTTATCCGAAGTGTGGGTCGTGAAGATGTCCGTGTATTCCGCAGGATACATCGGGTAATCGCCAAAAACTTCCGCCAAACCGGGACGGAGAAGCTGCTGGATTGAACTGGTATTAATGGTCATGTGTTTGCTCCTAGGCCAAAAGCGTTACAGGGCTAAATAACGTGCCCCGGTGTTCCAGCAGAACGCTGGCCATTGTTGATTTGAACAATCCAGTTAGCGAAAGCGCCAACAGCATTACCAACGCGGGGATCAAGAGAGATGACCCGCATGTTAAGGCCCGAAGCGGAGCTAGCAGTTGAATTGTTAAGAGTGACGGCAGAGATGCCCGTGCGGGTGCTGCCAGCCGTGTAGAGGAAGTTGGCGTTCAGGCCAGGAGCCGCTGCGGTGAGCGGGGTGCCAGAAGCGCCCGTGCCATCGCCTTCGGTGATCGTGTACTGCGTCATCGGATCGTCAATGACCATCGCCACCGGCACGTTGCCGGTCAGGAAAGCCGTTGCGCCGTTGAAGTAATTTGTAAACTGCCAGACACCAGAGGTGTCCTGATATTTGCAGCCCTGGAAAACGCCAGTGAACGCAGAACCAGCCGTGCCACGAATGATGACACCAGCCGTGGAAAGCGCCACGGGATCGTTCTGGAAGATCGTCTGCCCGCCCGTCGCCGGGAGGTTGTACTGATTGGTGACACCATTGAAGGTAACACCGTTACCGCTGTTAAGCGGCTGGAGGCCAGCGCCGCCAGATGCTCCGTAAGCCATGTTATATACTCCGTTCAGATGCGCCAAAATTGACGCGAAAACCTGGGTTTTTACTGATTGCCGTTGCGACGGCACGGAGCAGATACGTGACTGCACTTCGATAACGGGTGCCTTTTGCACCCGGCCAAATACGTGATTGGCGTCGATAATCCGCTATTGCGGAAGCGATATAACGACTTAGATTACCATAATTTGAGCGATTTGTAAGCCCATCTCATGGTGGGGTGGCCAGGACTGGCCCCTATCACACACTCCGGCAAGGGAAAGGTGGGCCGGGGCCGTTAAGCCCCAGCCACCCCGTAACTTACTCCTTAAATTCAGCCTTATGGCCAAATTCAGTCTTAGATTCATCAAAACGCGGCATTGTCTGTGCAAACGGATTAGAGCCAGCGGCCTGTGTCCATTGCGTGCCGTTCATCAACTGCTTTGATCTAGCTTCAAGAGTGGCCTTATCCCTTCTTACGTCAGCAGAGGGCTTTTCGCAAAGAATAAGACCGCCTTCATCAATGTAGGTGTTGTTGTCTGCGCCAAAACCAATGTTAGGGACGGGCGGGAACAATTCAGGGTGCCGATCACGGGGCACAGGGGTCCAGCCAGCGCGGTATTTCTGGTTCCAGTTGTCTTTGTTCTGCGTACCAGCGTTATCAAACGTGATTGCAACCCAAGCATATGTTGAGTTCTTGGGAATAACGTCAGGCGGAATGTAAAAACGTGATTGATGCGTGGTTCGCATCGCGGAACGGCTTTCCGCAGTACGGGTTGTGCTTTCGCGCGTTTCAGAATTACGTGGTTTGCGACCCATGGTGAGTCTCCCTTAAGTCTTGTTTGTATTCATAAGACGACGAGCGTAGCTCACCTTAGCGTCAGCAAATGTCATCGGATTAAACTGCTTGGGATGGCCCTGTGGGTATTTCGGACCACCGCCATTATCGACCATCTTCTTCACAAACCGAATTTGGTCGCCCGTCAGCTTAAATTTAGTGGAACTTTTAACCTGACCACCAGATGACATTGACCGGCTCGGCGCTGCTACCGGAGAAGACCGTTTGGGCTGCTGCTTAGGTTGTTCCTGCTCTTCTTCGCCAAAGTAATCAGGAAACTGTTGACGCATATGCTCTTCAACGGCTTGGAAATACTCCGGTGAAGAAACTTTATATTCCAAACGACCATTTGCAATCTGCCGCTCCAGTTTTGTAGCAAACATGGTGGCTTCGATGTGCATATCATCGTCGTAATCAGGGTTTTCAACCGGCCTGCCGGTGCGGTCGAACACCACATCGCCGTTATTGTCGCGTTGAACCGCATCAAAATAGCGATTTTCCATCATCCAGCCCTTAATTTCGGGTGGGAGTTCTGGAGTTTGCATATTTTGAGGCTGTTGGCGCGGCTGTGCTTGACGCTGCGGCTCTGCTGGAGCGGTCTTTTGAGACTTTTTCCAAGCCTCAACGTCATCCATTGTCGATTTCGCAGAAGCCAGCCGCTCTGCTGCCTCAGTAATCTTGCTCGGATCGCCGCTTTCGATGGCCGCAGAGTGGAAGCCCCGCGCTTCGCGTAGGTCGGACTCAGCTTTGGCCGCGTAGCTGTGCATCGCTACGTTAGAAGCCTCATTAGCCTTGGCTTCAAACTCAGATGCACGGTTACGTTCACGCTCAAGCTCGGCCTGAAGCTGGTTTGCGTATCCACGGGCCTCATCGCGCTCATGGGTCAGTGTTGCGTAACGCTTCGGGCCACGGCGCTTGAAGGTTTTCTTAGTTTCTTCCGGCTCTTCAGAAGTCTCCGGCGCTTCAGCCCCATCTTCTTCCGTAAGCTCAATCTCTTCATCGTTAAACTCCTCTTCCCCGGTCAGGTTCTGAGAAGTTTGCGGCTCGGGTGTACTGGTTTGGCCAGCACCCTCCGCCGCATACAATCGGATTGGTAAAATGTTCATGTCGCTTGCCTATACTTTGGGGGGGACGTACACGGACGAAAGATCGGCGGGGTCTTCTACCGTTCCAATGATCTTGTCATCGGGCAGAACACCAATCGCCACGCCGCGCCAGTTGGTGAGCCACGTAGAAGCACGCGGGATCGCAACCCAATCACCTACGCGGCACGTTGGACCTTCAGCCCAAGACTCTCCGGTATCGCGGTTCTAAAAGCAACCGGGACCAATAGCGATAACAAGCGCACTGCAAGATTCAAGTGCGTCCTGCTTCTGCATAATCGGCGCGGTCCAAAGCGTTTTTGTCGTGCCATCCGGCATGTTAATGACCGACAATTC